CGAACTCCAGCTCACCGTCGAGCTGCGCCTGGGTGAAGCGACCCGTGGCCCGGAGGAAGCCCTTGACGATCCCGAGTGCCTTCTCGTTCAGAAGGTGCATGCCAGTCCAGAACTTCTGACCGGAGTACTCACCTTCCTGGATCGTGAGTTCGACCGTCATGTACTGCTGGCCGGGGTTCTTACCCTTGTCACCGACCTCCTTGACCTCACCGTCCGTAACACGAACCTTGTACCAGCCATTGGGCTTGGCGGGTCCGCGATCGGAGACATTGGTGAAATTGACCTTCAGTGTCATGATTCGTTAACCGTTTCTGGTGATGGTGGTGTGTTGTCTTCACGGTCGATGCGATGTGTAATGTAATCGTACAGTACCTGCATCGAAGGTGCCTGCACTACTGCTGGCAAATTATCGCTGCGGTCTTTCGCAACGATCTCTTCGGTCTTCTGTGCAAGGATGAGTCGCTCGTATGAGCCTCCGATGTTCTTTACGTACATGTAGAGAACCTCGTCGACTAGAGCGGACACCTCCCTTGCCAGCTTACCGGAGAGACTTGGGAGAGTGGTTGTTACTCCGAGCTTGTTCTTGTCATCCATCCGCAATGCAGTAAAGATCGTATTCACATTGGGGATGTCTCGGAAGGCTCTGACGAACCTTCTGACCTGCTCGGTGTTCTTTCCCCACTCTCCAATTCCTGGGAGATCGGGATCTCGGTCTGAGTCCTTAGCATGTGCTCTGGCCATGATGTCGTACATGCCGAACTTCTGTGTCTCTGTAAGAGAGTCAACCACAACCGTCTTAAAGGGGTGTCTTCCTTCAAAGAGGGCATCATACACCGCCTGCAGTTGTTGGAAGCTTGTGATTCGAATTACACTTACATCTGGATACAAGTACTTCAGAGAGCTAACGCCGCCCTCAACGTCCAGGAAGAGCACAGGAGCCATCTCGGGTACGAGTGATGCAGACCCACAGAGTCGAGTCTTGCCTACACCTGAGTCTCCGAAGATGATCATGTTCACGGTGTTGACCTGTTCCTCAACAGATCGGATCTCAAGGCCACCGAGGCTCTGTGGGGTAAGTGCTCTTACAGGGACCGGGGCAGGCGCACCAGGTACGTCCCGCGGCATCACCATTGCCTGGAGTTCCTCTTCACTGATCTTACTCAACGTCGCTCCTCTTGACGAACATAGTGTCCTTCATCCATTCGATCGGCTGACCATCCAATAGAGCTTCGCACGGGACTTGGAAGTCACACCAGCGACAGTTCCACCTGGTCGGGTTCGGGTAGATCGAAGGAGTGGAAAGCATGTCGATAGCTTCCCTACAGATCTGTCCACCAAGGATGTCGAGCATCGTGTCAGTGTAGGTGATTCGGTTCCTACGAACGTACTTGCCACCTTCCGCGTCCTGTTCTTTCAGGAACGTAAGGTAGTCATCGTACAGTCCAGCTCGTAGAGCAGCTCGGTCTTCCCTCTTGAACGTCTCTAGTGCAAGTTCAAAGGTGGTATCCTGTTGCTTGTTCGTAGAAAAAGAAAGACCCTTTCGGGTCGAATTCAATCTCTTTGGCTCCTCAGGGAACCCCTTGTACAGTTCGTTGTAGATGACTCCACGAACCTTGATGCCGAGCACACGTTGAATGGCCCAGGCATACGACTTGCACTGTTCATCTCTGACAAGGAACTCTACTGTGTTCTCGAACCGCGCAGCTGTCTTGTGGTCAACGAGCCAGTAGTACCCATCTTTGTCCTGGACGATCAGATCGATACGCCCTTGGTAGACAATTGGGTTACCATGGTATGTCAGAGATGCTGGCTGAGTGGATACATTCAATCCGAACTCAGGCGGAAGAGTAAGACCATCAACTGGGATAGTGATGGGGACTTCGAACTCGATCTCCGTGTATACAGGAGTCAAGTCCTTGTCGCGCGACTCAGACCAGGAGAAGTAGTTGTCCAACATCTGAGTGCCGAGCTCTTTGCGAGCCTTCATGTCTTCCATAGCCTCGGCAGAAAGCAGGTTGTACTTCTCGTACCGTTGCTTATGCTTACGCCAAGAGTCTTGGAATGCTAGTTGCGCTAGAGCTCTTCGTGCTCCTTGAGTACCTCCCCATAGTGCCGGATCATACCAGCGTTCCAGGCCAGCATGAATCTCTGTCCCAAAGTCCAAAGGGGTACGAACAGCAATGGGCTCGAGGTCCTGACGAATCTTAGACCCAAGGTCCCAGGCTAGTCTACATTCCTTAAAGCGTTTGCGATCCGAGGTACGAATTATATACTTAGTCACGTTTCCTACTTAGGTTACAAGAAGGGTGTGAAACTCTAACGTTACCATATGTGTGCGTTCCGCCTTTGCACAACGACTTAATATGGTCTAAGTGCCAATTTGTAACATCTGCAGATTTGTTACAAATTCCACAAATGCCTTCGTCTCGAGCCCACACTATCATTCGGTTGATGTTGTCGGATTCTGTATTATACTTTATGGCTCGACGCTTTTGATCGACATCACGATGTTGGTTCTTCCAACGTTCTGTCTGATAATGCTCTTTGACCTTCTCAGGGTTTGCTGCTTGCCATATTCTAGATCTGTTATTAAGTTTATCAGGGTCAGCTTTGTAACGTGCAAGAGCCTTTTCACGCGAACAAACTTTACAGTACCCTTGTCTGCCATCTAGATGCTTACGTGCAGAGCTCTTGTTGAACTCGTCCAAAGGTTTAGCCTTCAAACAAGCTGAGCACTTTTTCGTCATTGATACAATTATACTAGAGACAAGCGGAGCATCTCAAGTGTTCTAATTTGCTACCATTTGTACGTTCCGCGGGTCGCCTAGGAGCTCCATAATCCAATTCCACTTGGCCTGAATCTGCTGGTGTCGACCTAGGTCCACTGTGTCACGAGCCATGATGTCGTAGACAGTAACCGGGTTCTTTTGACCATGACGCCAAAGCCTGTCTTCTGCCTGAAGGTTATTCGCAGGGCTCCAATCTCGATCAAGGAAGACGACCGTGGAGGCTGCGAAGAGGTCAAGACCGACGCCCCCAGCCTTGATCGTTCCAGCGAACACCTTTGTCCGCCCAGCCTGAAAGTCTTGTACCATAGATGTCCGGTCTGCGTGGGCAGAGTCACCTGTGAAAAGTGCATGAGGAATCTTTGCCTTGTTAAGTCGTTGTCCGAGTAGGTTGATGATCTTCTTGAACTGGGAGAAAACTACGATCTGTTCGTCCTCGTTGTCCTTAATGAGTTCCATCAAGGCGTCGAGCTTAGTGGAAGGTTCAATGAGAGTAACGTTCCAGTCGTCGTCGATGTCGGCATTAGCAAGTGCGAGCTGTTGGAGACGTACAAGCTTTGCAATAGTAACCGGAGCAGGTAGTGGCTTGTCTTCGTTCTCACCTACCCAGGCAAGCATCTCCTTGGACATCTGGTCGTATGCCTTACGTTGCTTAGGCGAAAGGTCTACCCAGATAGGAGGTGCATAAGTCTTGTCGGGCAGCCACGGGGTTACTCCCTGTGGGTGGTGAGGGCAACATGGACGCCGTTTGAGATGACGAACATAGAACGGTTCCATCTCGGCCAACAGTTCGTCTTCGTTCTTGGAACGGATGAACTTGTGATAGTTGGAAGGGTACTCGATCGTGTACTCAACGAACTGTTCATAGAACTTCCAGTAGCCTCTCCACGTCTTTGGATACAACCAGTTCAGTATTGACCAGAGGTCTTGGGGTCTGTTGGTGACTGGAGTTCCAGAGAGGGCTGACTTGTAGTTGGTGTCGAGCCGTTTGAGAGCTCTTGTAGTCTGTGCCTTTCGATTCTTAGCCCTGTGAGCTTCATCTGCAATGATGTGGTTCCATCTGACTCCAAGGAGACTTGGAAGTTCTCTATGTAGAACGTCCCAGTGGAGGATGTAGTAATCATACCAATCAGTTCGCGCAAGAGCTCGTACGAATTTGGGCCTGTCCTTCGGGGCACAGACGATCCCTTTCAGATGTGGATACTGCTCCTTGTAATGTTTACGCCAAGTGTTCATCGTACCAGAAAGAGGTGCGACAATAAGAGTAGGCCCGACGCCTTGTTGACGCCGGACCATATCCAGTTCTCCAGCTACAACTGTCTTACCCACACCCATCTCTGATGCATCAAGAGCAGCTGGCACATGACTGAACTTCTCAATCGTCTCTTTCTGATACTGATACGGTGTGATCAGTGGCATCCGCTTCCTCTAGAATCCAGGGATCGAAGTCGATGTTCTCGTGGCGATCACGTTTTTGGACGTTGTGAATATCAGCATTTAGGAACTGCTTCTCATAGAACAGTTCAATTGCTCTAACAATGGAGGTAGTCAGAACAGAGTACGTTCCATTTGCTCGCCACCCACTCGTTGATCCTTTACGATCATACGAGTAGTTGATCTCATACAGATGTATCTTCACTTGGTGTTGATGTCAGTCAGACAGGCCTGAAGGGCATCGTACAGGGTGCTCATCGTCGGAGGAAGAAGGCCTGCAGCATCGAGCCTCGGTCGAAGGTTCACCAGCTCTTCGATCTCCGTCTTGCTCAGGTCCATCTCGATGTGACCTGTGACCGTCTTCTTAGTCTTCGACGTGATGTCCATTGTTGCTCCTCGGTTCATGAATTCGATTCCATCCTAAAGCATGCTTGACGGCATAATAGATACCGACAACTGGGCAGATGACAAAGGTAATTCCAAAGGCTATTGCGATACACCACGACAGAAAGTTATCGGGCACGCTCCTGCATCCTAATCATATAGTCCAGCTGGCGACTGATAGCTGTCAGTGCCATCACTACACCAACAACCCCTTTGCGTTTCCCATCGTAGGGAGGAGGTCGATAGTTGGTTGGGAGATCGGTTACGTTCATCTTCGTCCTCTTCCATGTGGATCGTCCCGCCGGCGGTTCTGTTCGTCCATCCGGCGATTGTGTTCCTGATCTCTTCTTTGCTGTTCCTGTATTGCCTTCAAGAGCCGTTCATCCCCTCTGCGCATCTCTTCCCTTTGGCGTGCTTCTTCCAACCTCTGGATACGTTCCCTATCCAACCTCTGCTGTTCTTGAATCTTGGCTCGTTCGCGTTCTCTTATTTCGTTAGCTGAGTGTAGTTGGTTCTGTTCACGCACCCTGTTCATTTCTTCTTGCCAGGGTTCTATGTTGCTAGGTCTTGGGTTCCTTGAGTACTTTGCGTTGTCACGTTTGCTATCTTTGTCAGCGTTGTATTTGTCTCGGTCGTCACGCTTCCGCCATCTGGGCATGGC